GGGTGATTTAACGAGTCATTTCTGACTCTGCAGACGGTATTTAGTTTACTACTACCGGCTGTTGGGTGATAGACACTTAGCTTCCTGTCCCTTCGAGGTACCTGTGGCGCTCCTTTAACCTTACGGTTAGTTGGATAGCTGAGGGCTTCGTCGGGATGGGGGGCTCTGTGCACTACACTACGTTCTATATGGAGAAATTTCTTTCTCCCCATAGGTAGAAAGGGTAGTTCCCTTTCTATTTCTAGACTGGAGCTGTCGTATGCCAAATCTTATACTCGAAGAAGAGATCGATGTGTCCGCTTTGTGCTCTACCAATGTTCCGGAGGACGAAGTTGGGATGTTTCATCCCGCTATCGACTTTCCGGACGAGTATAGCATATTCGAACAAAACGGTCAGGTCAATGATATAAGTCCCAATATTCATTTATTTTGGGGCCCAAATCCTTGCGTTTCCGAGAAGTATAGGAATGGCACAGACAGAAACAGTTTATTACTCAAAGAGCTCAAGCAATTACCACGGATTTTCAAGCTAGAGAAGCGCTTGATTCCGGACCTTTGCAAGAGCGAACGTTACTACGATTATAAGTATTTCAAGTGGCGTTGGCGTAGAGGTACTCTTGAGGTTATGCGATTAATCCCTCAGAAGAGGGATATAAGAGCTATCCTTAAAGTACATCCGCGTCGAGTAGCCAATGATCTTACTTATATCGAGGTAACCTATCCTTTGCTTTGTCCGGTGGTTAACGCCACCTTCCGCTATGATCTATGGTTGAATGGGCCTAGCGGCCCTGATACCATTTTCACGTGCGGTAGGGATTTCACAGTTAGCGGTAGTATGTTGGCGGCTGACCCGACCTCGGTTATTAAAACCGATATTGGTATCAACTCTCAACAGAACTACGGTTTCGCTTTCTTTGGAACCCCGGATTCTGACCCTCCTTTTAAAGGATGGCCAGGAAGCTATAGGATAGAAGACGGGATTGACCTATTCATTGATTATCGCGAGCAGATCGAAGTCTTGGATCAAAAGACCCTGACTAAGTTCTACTCAAAGATAAAAAATGCTAAGTTAGATTTAGCGACTGACATTGCCGAAATATCGCAGACCGTTGAATTGATTTCGACGTTAGCGGTACAAATCGGTAAGGCTTTCCTTCTTTTAAAGAAGGGTAAACCTTTTGAAGCCGTTAAAGAGATCGTCCCAACAAATCGGGCCGCGCTTTCTAATAGTTTCCTTGCCTTTCGCTATGGCGTTGCTCCTCTGATGTCTGATGTTCAAGGGGCTGCTCAGTATTTAGCTGAGCGTGTCCTTTCTCTTCAGCCAACAGTGGTCAAAACCAAGAAAAAGCTCAGTGTCATTAAACCAGCGGAGATCGAAGGTAATATCACTATTACTAAGACCGCCGAGATCGATGTGAAATATTCTATTTCATATCGTATCAATGGCTCTGAAACTCTTTCTAACCTGTCTAGGCTCGGCTTCACTAGCCCGGCCAATGTGACGTGGGAACTGATTCCCTTCTCGTTCGTTATCGACTGGTTTTTACCTATCGGTAATTTTTTGGGAAGTTTGTCAGCTCTTCACGGTTACAAAGTGCATGAAATAGTTAGGACTACAGTCGTTAGAGATGTAGTCTTTTGCGACATTCATGTACCTAATACGCCAACTAGGAATAGTTACTATGCTATCGGTACTGTGAACTTCCAATGGAAGATGCAGAGACTAAGGATACAGAGGACAGTTCTGCCCTCTCTCCCGTCTTTGCCGCTTCCCACTTGGAGAAATCCCTTTACCGTTGGCCGAGCACTAAACGCGTTGGCACTACTGTCACAAATGTTTAGTAGTAAATAGAGAGAGATCTCTATTCTTCTAAATATCGTGATTTGTCTCCTTTAGGAGTTCTTATGAGCGCTTTCGCGCCAATAGTCTTGACGTCAGCAACATTTGCGCCAAGTGCCATCGACTCTCAAGGTGTGGCTAAACTCTTTGCACCAGGCGAGGGTGGGTTTGATACCCGCCAAAGTCTGTCGCTCAGCGTTCGCCTACCTAAGGCTGGTGGCAGTGTAGCACGGGTAGTTGCAAAAGCAACGATCCCTTTGACCGACCTTAACACCGGCAAGAAAGTCGGTGAGGCTATCTTCACGGGTGAATTTGTTTTGCCAGCGATGGCAACTCAGGAAATCCGTGAAGCTCTCCTAGCGAACGCCACTGAATTTTTAGCAGCGGCCGCCGTTACGGATGCGGTCACAAACCTCGAGTCGATCTACTAGACTTCATATCTTTTTATGGGATACGAAGATAAGTCTCCTGATCCTGTTGCTGCTCCCTCGCGGGAGCGGGTCAGAAGACCTTCTAGAAAATCCGATTCTCAGTTATTCATTTTATTCACAACCGTCTGCGCTGCGCTGATAGCTAGCCCACTTTTCTGGGCCTGGTTATCAGTTAAGTGCGGGAAGTGATGTAAACGAAACATTGAGAATTTAAAGTCTCGAGCTGGTAACTGGAAGCCTAGTTGGCTTTCTTGTTACTAATTTAATCGTTAGATTAAATAAGGGTGAGTTGATGACAACTAACCGGACAACCTATCGGTTGATTCAGTCGTATCTCGAAGCACTAAACACTCCTAGGTCCTTAGCCGTATGGATCATGTTCAGTAATAACGAGCATGATTCTTTATTAGCTTTGGACGTAGATCCTCATAATTATGTGGATCCAGAAATGTTTAGACTTGACTATTTAGCGACTAAGTTCCTTTCGAAGGCCGATTTCCTATCGACAACAATTGATAAGAAAAAGGTAGCGATTGGAAGTTTCCTTAGTGCTGAATCGTCTTGCCGAATAGTAAACCGTGATGCCTTCAAAACTGCTTATGTAAAAAGTAAGCGGTTCGATTGGGTGCATAATGCATCCATCCGAAAAATTGAAGACATTCTAGGCTCCTTTTCGGGCCGTGAGCTTTTCGACTGTGCCAATTGGGGTCCTGGCGTTACTCTTGATAAGAATGTCAAGAGTGATACTAGTGCTGCCAACAAGTTCCGCTTTGAAGGCGGGATAACTCGTGACCTTCACGATTTTGTAAGCCATTTACACGAACTGGCTTATCCGACGTGGAAAGTATCTTTTACTTTTCATATCGGAAACAAAATCGTTACTGTGCCGAAGAACTCAAAGACGGATCGGACGATTGCTATAGAACCAGGGATTAATCTCTGGTATCAAAAAGCAATTGGCCTTATGATTCGTCGGCGCTTACTTCGGTATGGGTTAGATCTTAGCTCGCAGAAGCGGAACCAACAACTAGCTCAGTGGTCCAGTAGAACGGGCCATTTAGCTACTATTGATTTCTCTAATGCTAGTGATTCTATCAGCCGTGCGACAGTTGAGGCATTTCTACCTCGACGGTGGCATTTATTGATGGATCTGCTAAGGTCTCACTTCGGTTCAATCGACGGTTCTAGTCTTAAATATGAGAAGTTCTCCAGTATGGGGAACGGATTCACATTTGAACTAGAGTCTCTCATCTTTTATGCAGTAGCTTTGAGCGTTTGTCAATGCTTAAATCTACCGACTCAAGATGTGAGCGTCTACGGAGATGATGTCATTATCCCTGTAGAAGCCTTCGATCTGTTCCGTGAAATATGTGTGATATACGGATTTACCGTTAATGTTCAGAAGAGTTACTCTTCTTCGCATTTTCGGGAAAGCTGTGGATCGCATTATTTCGCTGGAGTAGACTGCAAACCTTACTTTCTTAAGAAAGTAGTCATAACGGAGATTGATATCTACCTCGCCGCGAACTCGATAAGGCGACTTTCGTTCGACCGATTAAATCGGTTTTGCGATCGTCGTTTTTTCGAGAGCTGGCGTTTTCTGGTTTCGTTGGTCAAACGACCATGTAAGATTCCAGACGGGTATGGGGATGGAGGCTTCATCGTTAATTTCGATGAAGCTACGCCCTCTAAAGTTCGCAACGGTATCGAAGGATATCGCTGTTTGGCTTTAGTATCGGTACCTATACGGTACCACTCCGACGACCATGCCCTGCTTTTAGCTCGGCTGAAGGGACGCAGTATTGAGATAGCTTTCGGTAACGAAACCAATCTCAGGAACCGAGTCAAAGTATCTCGAAAGAGACTCTTTGTCCGTCAGTGGGCTGATCTGGGACCTTGGTTGTAATCAAGGCTCCGGACCCGCATTCCCGGAATACCGGGTGGAGCTCCATTAATTTGGAGCAATTTAGATGACGTTGGAGCTGGATAGGGCTAATTTAAGATCTGGAGAGGGAGTTAACTGACATTACCTTCCTCTCCAAAAATCTTTAATTAAATCCACTACCTTCACTTACACCCG